ATCTCGCCGTTTGGCAACAGGCGGGCGTCTTCGTGGATTTCGTTGGCCGTCTTCGGATCGCGGCGGCCATTGCTCCAGTCGAGTTGGCGGTAAGTCTGCAAGGCTTCCTTGGCCTCGGGCATGCTGGGCCCCGCCTTGGCGGCTTCTTGCTTAAATCGTGGAGTTTCCTCCTCGGTTCTCCAGTCTTCGACATACAGGCCTGAAGCTCCCCCTGCCCAGTCCTTGTAGAGAGGCTTGGCTTTGACCATGACTTCCATCTTGGCTTTGGATGCCGCGGCGGATTCTTTTTGCTTGGCGGTGCGGGCTTCGATCTCTGTGCTGGCCACCTTCAAGACATCTCGGCGGTCGGCGGCGGCCTTCAGTGAAGCGTCTGCCTCGGCTTTGGCTTCGCTGTGCCAGTCGTCGTATTCGGCCAGACTCTGCTCCATCTGCGCCTGCGTGTGGTCGGCGGCTTGCTGCTCTTCGACGGACAGGCCAACCGATGCTTGGCGCTGGCGGGCCGCGGTGAAGTCGTTCAGGTCTTTGACAATCTTGTTCCGGCCTTGTGTGATTTGGTCGAGCGTGCCAACGGCTTGCCCTTCCTGCTCAGTGATGATGTCGGCTTGGGCTTTGGCCTCGGCGACAAGGTCGTCGTCGGGCAGTCCGGCAATGCTGGCGGTCTTGCCTTCTTTCCACTTCTGCGGATTGATGATCTGCTCTTTGATGTCGATGGCGCGGAGCTTGAGTTCCTTCACCTTCTTCTCGGCATCTCTCGCGGGCTTGACCTTGTCCTTGTAGGCCAGATAGTTCTCGGCGGCTGACTTAGCCTGCTGGCTTGTCTCGTCGGTGGCGGGTGAGCCTGCGTATTTCTTGGCGACCTGTTCCAAGTCTTGGCCAGCGGCGTGCGGCATCAGGGCGGCTTCGGCGGCATTGAATGCCTCTTCATCCTCTTTTGCTGGCTTCGGCGCATTCAAGGTGACGCGGTCGGCCTCGAGATCAATCACGTCGGCCTGATCCTTCAACCGCTTTACGCGGGCGGACTCGTCCAGTTTGGCGGCCTTAGCCTGCTTGATGGCAGCCCACTGCTCGTCGGTCTGGAGCGGCACGGGTTCGCCGGTCACGCGGTCGATGTTGTACGGCCTCTTCTCGCGGGCCAGTTCAAGCCGGCGGTTCTCGGCGGCACGTTTGGCCTCGGCTTTGGCGGCATCTTCGGCGGCTTTTGGGTCTGCGCCGATCTCACGTTCACCGACGCCTGAGATGGTGGCGTAAACCTTGCCGTCACGCTTCACTTGGCGGGCCGTGTTCCATGCGCTCCGCAGGCCAGTGGCCTGACTTGGGTCGGCGTGGTAGGGCTCTCCTGTGGCGGGGTCGAGGTAAAGATTGGACTTGCCTGGCGCTTTAACCAGTTTGCCTGACTCGGTGGCGGGCCGAACCACACTCCCATCGGGGAGCTCGACTTGGTCGATGTACTCGCCGGTATCTAGCTTGCCCGGCTCTTTCGTGGACGAACTGGCGCGACTAGCGGGCCTGCGCCCCACTCGGCCTTGGGCTTGATCTTGGGTGGCGTATTCAAGGGCGGCTGGGTAATTGCCGGGCGTTTCGGCGAATTGGCGGAGTCGGCGGGGATTGCGGAGAAGATCGGTAAGGCCAGGCATTCCGCATTTTTAGGCCATGTCGGCACGCGTGTCAATACGTCGCCAGAGCAAACGCAACTGTCAGCCCACAACTCTTTTCCCCACCTTTCCCAGCATGTCAGGCAAAACAGCCGGTCCATGCTTACTGGGCCGATTGCAGGCGGCGGCGGGCGTTGTCGTCGCCACCCAGCCAGCGGCCGGCGCGTTGAGCGTAACTCAGGAGCGATGGGGCTGTGCGTTTGAGTGCGCGATAGACGGGCTTTTCAATGTTTTCGCGCAAAGCTGATCCCGCTTTTTCGATTACATTTTTGGAATCCCACTCGTCTTGCTTGCGCTTTTCGCGGTTAGCTATTTTGGCGGCGGCAGTAGCTTTGGCCTCGGCCTGTAGCTTGTGGAGGCTTGAAGCGCCTTCTTCATCGGCTCGGCGGGTGATGCTACGCACACGGCCGCGTTTTTTGGCTTCGTCGCGGGCGGCATTCCATTCACGTTCAGTGCCAGATTCTGGGGTTTGTATACGCTGCGGCTTTGGTGCCTTTGAGCGGGTATTATCAACGGACCTTACTGGGGCCATCGGGCTGGCGTGCGTCTCCGCCTTTGGCATTGCTGCCTCTTTGCGGGCGGGCTCAGGAGCCTTGGCAATCTGCTCCGCAGACCGTGGGGCGGGCGCTGGCTTGGGTGCTGGCCTGTCTTTGGTTGGCCGAAATGCGTAAATGCCGCGCACGCCTCCCCTCGTCCTTGGGATTTCGCGGCCATTGACGGCTTGGCGAGCTTCGTTTGCGCCAGTCTCATCGAATTCGCCGCGGGATTGGCGTTCCTTGGCTGACTTGATCCAATCTGATGCGTTGCGTCCTTCGATGGTGGCCATTGTGGTGTGATTTAAGGGATGACGTATGTGTTGCGGCGGCGGGCCTTCTTGGCCATGTCGAGCAGGCCTTCTGGCTTGGACATGTCAGAGGCCTCATTCATGGCATCGGTGATGCGTTGGCCTGCTGGGCGGCTGTAGTCGAGGGCGGGCATGCTGGCAGGCTTCTTGGGCGTGTACTTGGTGTCTCCGGTGTAGCCCACGTTCACCATCGTTTTCTTGCGGATGTTGCCGGACTTGTCCATCTCCATGCCTGCGGCTTGACCTTCTTCGTTGTAGTCGTCTCGCGTCTCGTCAAACGAGCCATCAGCCTTGGCCTCTGCCACTCGCCGGCTCCGGCGCTCGGCATTGGCAGCGGCAGGATCTCTGGCGAGGGCCAAGCGTTGCTCCGCCCTTGCTCGGGCTTGGTCAGCACCGCCTTGGGCCAGTCGGCTGTAGCCGAGAATCTGGCGGCGAGGGCTGCTGTCGATGCCTCGCAGTTGGCGGTATCCTTGTGGGTCGTAGCGTGACATTGTGGTGGAATGTTGGGATTAGAAACGGGCTGAGTTGGCGGCAGAGTTGACCTTGATTTGATTCTGTAACTCCATGTTGCGAGGATCGGCATTGACTCGAGCGGTGGCAAGAGCGCCCTGCGTGCGGCGGCGGGCTGCGGCATTGGCAGCGGCGAGGCCTCCTGTGGCGGCGTTCAGGCTCATGCCGCGACGGCCTGCTCCACCTCGGGCGATGCCTCCACCTGGGGCGCGACGACCGCCGGCTTGGCTGAGAGCATACTGGAACGCCTGCTGGCCTTGCGCACGGTTTTGCTCGGCCTCGTAGTTTTGCGCATCGGCATCCACTTCAGCTGTGGCGAGGTTGGTTTGCGCGGCGAGCTCGGTCTTGGCCTTGTCAACGACTTGCGCCCTTTGATTGCCCCACACATTCCTGCCTTCCGCGCTGTATGAATCCACCCACCGGCCGGTGACGGGATCCATGACTTGTGAACCTGATCCTGAACCTTGGTTTACGTTGGCTTGATATCCGGTGTTGGTGAAGTCATACATTGGAGAGATTGGGTTAAAACAGTTTTCGCCGCTGCCGCTCAAAAGGCAAGCCTGAATTTTCATCTCCGCGATACCCTTCCCCGACAAACCCTGCGCCCATCCTGCCTGCCTGCATGGCCGGTGCAGCTAGGCCTAGCGTCCAGACGCCCAATGCGGCCGCATCCAGCCAGTGCTGCGAATAGCCAGAGAGCACCTCAAAGCTGCCTTGCTCTGTGGCCGTGATGCCGCCCATTTGGCGGAGCACTGACGGGCACCAGATTTCTGCGGCTCCATCGCGCCACAACTCCTGCAATACGGTGTATGCCTGCGCCCTTTCCTCCGGCCTAAGTTCGTGGCCCGGCTTGCGGATGGCGGTTGCCTGCCCAACTCGGCGCTCGGCTAGGCTTTGCTGGCGGGCGGCTACACCAACGCCAAGCTCGCGCAGCTTCTCAACTGCGCCCGGTATGCTGATGATGTCAGCCACCACCGGCACCATGCCGTAATAGGTCGAGGCCAACCCTGCCCAGGCCAAGAGCTTGTCTTGGTTGATTCCTCCCTCGTCCACGCAGGCCGCCACCATCTTGGCTGGCATCTCGGCGCTGGCCTGCCTGTCCCAGCCGGCGGCACGCCAGACGGCTAGTGCGCCGTTGACGATGGCGATGATGTAGCGCGGGCCTTGCAGCGGTGTCTCCCATACTCGCAACCAGCCGGAGGCGTCCTGACGGGCTGCGACATGAGCCCATGTTGTGCCGGCGCGGTCGAGGGCGAACAGGCTTGGCGGGTGCTCTGGCAGACTGGCTGTGGCCGATTGCAGGCGGGTGGGGTCGAAGTAGAGGTTTGCCATGATGCCGTTGGAGGTATGGGGTAGGTGGCCTTCCATGTAGGCCTCAGAGACGTAGCGGCAAACATCGCTGCAATGGCAGGACCAGTCGGCGACCACGTCGTCTAAAAACTTGTTTTCCTTGGTCACATCAGGCTTTCGGCGGTAGGCGGCCACTGACTCGAGCAGGAAGGCACATTTCTTTTCATCGATCCACACCGATCTCTTGAGAAGGCCGGTGAAATGGTTGATGCCTAGCCATTTGTTGCCTGTCTGGCGTAGTTGGACCACGCGGCCTGACACAGCTTGGGCCTTGAGTTCAGATTCAAACTCGGAGAAGTAAGTCTTCCCGTTCTTCTGGCGTTGGCCGGCATCGTGCGGCAGGTAGTGGGTGCCGTAGCGGTAGCCCTTTTCTTTGAGCAGGCGCACGCGGTCTGATACCTCGCCACCTTCGATCTCGGCATCCAGATCGATGAACCGGCGTTGCTCATGGTCGTGCTGGACATATACACACGGCGAATTCTCTGGCGCACCGAGATCCCAGAACGTATCCACCTCCAAGTCAGGCCTATAGGCAACCTCGCCGATGCGGCCGGCGGCCTTGGCAGTGCCTAGCGCAGCGCCCCAGATTGAGCCCTCAATGTTGGCGTTCCAGCATTCGTGGATGGTGGTTGGATAAATGAACTGGGCCTCATGATGGTAGATGTCCAAGGCCTCCTCCTGATACCAATACATTTGGTCGTCGTCCAACGTGTCGTCGGTGCCGTCGAGCGCCTTGGCAAAGTAGGCCCGCACCTCTGGCCGGATCAGGCTAGCACCGGCGCATGGCAGGCGGCGGGCGGCGATGACGTACCAGGGGAAGAAGAGGACGCGGGGTGTGCGGGGCGTGCATTTGTCGCGGGCCAGAGGCAGGCCGGTGTGCGGGTCGAGGCCTTTCTTGGCGATGCCCCACACGTCGCCACTCTTGCCACCATACCATGTGGTTTCCACAATGCGGATACCCTCGGCGGCGGCAGGCCAAGCGCCTCGCAGGTACTCGCCTGACATGGCTGGGTGCTTGGCGGCCAGTTCGGCCCACTCGGACATCCAGAGTATCTGGTTCGTGCCGCCTCGAGCTTTTTGGCCGGCATAAAATGTGCTCTTGCTGGTGATGTCGGTGCCGTGCTGGATGGTAAAGATGCCTGGCGAGAGGCTTTTCTTGATCGGCGTCCACTCGCCCTTCAGGCATTCCGGCAGGCGCTCGAAGGCAAAGAACACTTTTTCGTCCAGCTTGCGGTCGGCATTGGGAATGTCGATGTCACAAAGCGAGGCCTGCACTGACGAGCCGTACAAAATGGTGTCGAGGACGATGAGCGCAATCACTGTGCTCATGCGGACCTGACGGGCCTTGGGGATCACTAATGTGCGGCTGCCGTGGATGTAGATTTCCTCGAGCACTAGCATTTGCTGCGGCGTGGGGTGGAAATCGATGGGCTCGCCATCCTCGGACCGGATCTTGTAAATGCCGCCGCACGTTAACCTCCAGAACGGGTCGGCGAACTTGGCCTGAAACTGGGCCTCATCCAAGCCCAGCGATGCCAGCCACTTGGCAAAGTCGGGCGGCGTGGCGTCTTGGCTGGCTGGCGGGGAGGCGGGCATCAGTCTGGGCAGAGGGGGTCACGCATGACACCTGTGGGATATTCGAGGGCGATGAGGAGCTCGATCTCATGTATCGCCTTGCGTAGGTCTTCGACCCCGTTCTTGCGACGGTGCCGGCAGATGCGCTTGATCACGCAGCCCTCAAGAAATCCGAGTCCGTTGGCGTGGATGAACTCCACAGGCTGGATCTTGCAGTCCTTGTAATGGCTGCCGCCCTCTTGGCGGGCCAATGGCGAGTCTGACTTAGCTGGCACGGCTTGGCTTGGGAATGGGAATGCGTACTGGCAATGTTGGCGCTCATAATCACTGACTTTCGACCCGATTTTGCGCACGGACTTGCGCCATGCGACACGGTCTGTGTCCATCACTAGGGGGATGCTTGGCAGGCAGTCCAGTCGTGGGTCGTTTGCCGGCACGATGGCCCAGCCTGATGGCAGCGGTGCAGGATTGGTTGGCATAATGGTGCGCTTGCGGATTATGATCCAGTCTCGAGCGACATCGGCGTGGCGACCATGGCATACCAACCGGGCTTGTATGGGTGCGGGCCATACTCGATCAGCGCCTTGAACCGCTCGGCAAAAGCCGCTTGGAATCGGCCGACGATGTCTGGCGCAAGTTCGCCATCGAACTCTATGCCGTAGGCCCCGCGCTTGGCTAGCTCGGCATTGATCTGCGCACCGTGGGCATCAAGGCCGGCCTCAATCGTGGCCCAAGCCATAGCCGGATCATCAGGCAGGACCTCGGGCTCCGACTGTGCGGACATGGCCAGTGGGCGGGCGCGGTCGTGCTGGCCCATGACGGGTTGGAAGACCGGCGCTGGCTTGCGCTTGGCGATGTCGTGGCAGTAGGCGAGGATTTTGCGCATGAGTTGCGGGATACGGGTGGCCTCGTCCTTGTCCCACAAAAGGCGGCTGAACGGGCACGCGGCGTACGTTGGGTGCTCCTCAAACCCTTCGTTGTCCGCAAACCTTGGCAGCTTGGTCGGCCATGCGGCGGCCAGCGGGCTGGGCATGTCGATGGCCAGCACAGGGATGGCGGGGCCGTCTGGCTCAACTGGCACGGCCATCAGCAGGGCTGTAATGCGGCCGTCGAGGCAGGCGCGGGCAAAGCCGTCCTCAACGATGGTCATTTTTTGCTCTGCACGCTCGCCGGCGAGGGGGAGCGCCAACTTGCGCGGGATGACCATAAAGCCAGGCGCTCGGCCGGTCTTGGCACGGCATTGGCGGGCCATGGTGGCAAGGACGGTCAGGAGTGGTGTGTCGGGTGGCAGAGGATGAAACTCCTCGCCTTCGGGTGTGTCAGTGTCGGGCATAGGTCACTAGTGTAACTACAACACGCCCGATGGCAAGCAAAAGCCCGCCAGTCGGGAGAGGCTGGCGGGCTTAGCAATCCAAGGCCGACTTTGGCAAGGCCTCACCGTGGATTTCGGCGATCAGTAGGGATGACATGCTCATCCTGCCTCCTGGGCGGACAGGTCGGCTGGTCCGGGCGGGGTGGCCGCCTGCATGGCAGAAAAAACAGAAATGCCATGCACCGTCCCCAAGCCTAGCCCAGCTTTGCCCGGCTGGCAAGGGCCAAGAACTTGGCGGCTTGGCGTATCTGCCTGAGCTTCTGCCGTGGCCGTATCGTGTCAGCGTCGCCGCGGTCGGCCAACTCCATAGCGTCTTGGCAGGCGGTCGTGTGACTGGCGTAGAGGCGGCGGTATTCGTCCACGAATGCGTTTTCCTCGTACCGCATTAGCCACCAAGACGCAGCGGCAAGGCGTACGCCGGGCTCAGGCTGCCAGCCGGGCGGGGCAAAGATTGGCTTGTGTATGTATGGCGCGTAGGTTGGGTATTGTTTTTTCATAACTGGCAAGGGCGGGCTGGCCTTTCTTGGCGGGGCTGGCTTGGGCTTATCTTGCCAAACCCCTCCCTCCTCCCCAGGGTATGGGAAGTAACGGAGGAGAACCCGGCCTGCCTTGTTTAGCCTCGCGCCTGCCCGGCTTGTGCCGCTCCCTGCGAGTCCCCCGATACTGGCCGCCTCGGGGAGCACTGGCTTCTCACAGCCTGCATGTCCGGCGGTGCCCGGCCTCACGGCTAGGGCTGCCCGGCTTGGCTGGCTTTGGGCAAGGAACAGACACAAACAAGCCGACCTCTGGCGGAAGGTCGGCTTGCTGTGGTGATCCCTGAAGGAGTCGCTTTAGAAGGGCGATACTCCCGCCAGAGAGCACCTATTTGGTATCGCTATGATTTGCCACGGCTGGCGGGCGGTCAAGGGCGAGTTGAGACTTTTTTCGTCCTGCGTACTGCGGATTCGTCACCACGCCCCCCGCCGCCAACCACTCGGCCGAGCCACTGGCCGGTGCGCCGACCTCTTTGCGCACTTGCCTGACTCGCTCGCGGGTGAGACCGTGGACCTCGCCGAGGTAGACATCTTGGTGCCGCCAATCAAACTTGCTCGGGTCGGTGCGGCGGGACGGGCCGGCGGTGCGCTTTTGATGCTCCCAGAGAGTGCCTTTTGGCACGCCTCTTGGCCGGATGGCTACCTGGGCTATCCTCATGGCCCGCAGCACTGTATGCACGCTGACTCCGCAGTCCTGTGCGATTTTTGACGCGGGACGGGTCCAGTCGATGTTGGGCGGCGGCTCCCATGCAGGGCGGCCGGCGTGGCGTTTGGTCGTGCTCATGGCTGGACCTCCAGCTTGAGAGATGCTGTCAAAAACACTCTTGAATGGCACTCATCATCCCGAAACCAATCGCATTGCACAAAGGCTTCCCCTTCCCAAAACTCCACCACCGTCATCAACGGCCCTCCCGACATGAGGCGCACAACATCACCCGCGGCAGGCTTCCATGCGGCGGAGGGCGGCGCTGGCGGGCGTGGTTCCGCGTAGCGCCAAGCAATGACTTTGGATTCCCAAGTCAAACAAAAGCCGGCCCTTATGGGCTCATCTGTGAGCAAGGTTTGAGTGCTCCGAAACAGCACATGCACCAATGCGTCTGGCTCGCAAGGCCGCGGGCGGCCTGGTATGTGTTGCATCCAAATCTTGCCGTGGGCGTGTATTAGCGGGGATTGTGTGTTGGGTGTCATAGAGGCCTTAGTCTAGCAAATTTGTGCGTTTATGCAACATTTAATGCGTTTTCAATACTTTTGTTCGGTGTCGTCTCGCGTTTTTTGGCATCACGCATCGAAAACACACCACATTCGTATCAGTCAGCCTTGCCGGCCTCAAGCCTGCGGGCGATGGGCGAGCCCGGCTTGATCAGCGCAGCCATCAGGTCACGCACGGTGGGCAGGGCTGAGCTCGTTTGAGCCGCCTGCGGAGCGAGGGCCTGAGCCTCGAGGCCGCTCTGCTTGGCAATGGCTTGCAGCGTGGCCAACGGGCAGGGCTTTTCGACCTCGATGGTGGTTTTGGGGCCTGAGTCTGTGCGTGTCTCAGTAACTCGGTATTTTTTGCAGTATTTGCTACTGGCGTCGATGTCGGCCAGTGGCGTCTCGTACATCTCTTTGAGATTGCCTAACAGCCAGGCTTGTGTGATGCCGTGGGCATGAGCGGCGGCTAGGGCGGCGGCCTCCTTCATGCGGCCGATCTCGGCGGCCATCTGATCGGCCCACAGGCTGCCTTGACTGGCGGCGTTCTGAGGCGTGGCGTATGGGCGTAGGGACAGATAGGCTGTGCGTTGCGGCGTGCCGCAGGCCACCATGGCGGCAAATGCCTGCCTTTCGGCGGGCGTGGCGGTCTGGCCGGCTTTGGCCGGTGGCATGATGTCGAGGCCAGGCTTAATCAGCCTACTAGGCGGGCG